TTCTTTGATTACTTTAACTTCAGATATTTTCATTTTATGCTCCTACAGGACTTTTTGTATTTTCTGCATCGCCAATATCTTTACTATCACCGACTGGTGCTTCTCCGACATAATCGTTTGATCTTTCTTTACGTGCAGTTTCAAGTTCTTTCAAAAGGTTCATTACACGAGCACCGCCAGCATCTTCTTGTGCTGTTTCGCCGCCTAATTCTTCAACTGTAAGTTTAGATACATATTCTTCTTTTGATTCTTCTTGCTGATATAATTCTTGTGGTTCGTTTGGATTACGTACAATGATGTGACTTTGCGGTACACTGCACACGCTGCCTAAATATTCTTGCAAAACTTGTACAGTTGTTGGATATGTCAATTCAACTTCATAATAGTGTACTTCACAATTTTCTAATTGTGGAAAATCTAATGGACGCTCTTGGATTGGTGTTTTTTTACCTGCTGACATTTTAGTAATGCCAAATTTTTGCAATCCTGTTTCTAGCATGTCTTCGCAACCGTCAGGCTGTTCACCTGCGATGCCAATTTTAAATTCATATGTTTTTTTAGATTCTGTTAAATAATCAGCAAAATTTTTCATCGATGTATCCTAAACTATAATACTATTTATCTTTATCTATACCTTTTAGACGCTCTAATAGACTATTACGATCTGTGACAACATAACCTTCGCCGTTTACAATATCGCCATCGCCTGGTCCGCTATCTCTATCCATTTTTTCTTTTTTAAGTTGTAGCTCAACCATTTTAAGTTTTTTATCTAGTTTTGCAACTTTTGCATCTAGGCTAGTTTTTAGCATTGTACCTGCAACTTCAAAAACTCTACCACTGTAACGACTTTCTACATTCATACCTAGGTCCATCAAGTCATCATATGCAGTCATTGCTTTGTCTGCAACTTCATTTAATTCTTTGTCTGCCATATCACCTAAGCCTTTAACAGCTGGTAAAGCACTGGCAATTTTATCAAACTCAGCAATGTCTCTAAATGTATCTTCGTGTTCAACAACCGGAGCTCGTTCTTCTTCTTTGAGATCTTCGTTGTCTGGCAGATTTAACATTTCTTCTAATTTTTTAGTCATAGTATTATTCCATTATATGCTAACTTTATTTACCCCAGTTTTTATTGGTGTTCATATAAGCGGTTATAGTTGCACGCCAATTGTTGCCACTTTCGTAGCTATGCCATGTTTCTCCGTTATTTCCAGCAAAAATCAAACATCTTCCTGGTTTCCACGGTATTTCTATTTTATCTTTATTATTCATATCTGACATAACATATGTACCTATACTTTTTACAGGACCTATATATGTTACAAACGTCCATATTTTTGTCTCATCGTCGCAGTGTGGTTGAAAACTGTAACCTGCAGGATTTATTGCTAAATGGCCTAATGCATGTATTTTTTTATGTTGTCTTGGAGATTTATAATTTAATTCTTTTATTACAGCAGGCATTTTGTTTATTGCTGTTTCTAAAATATTTTTATATGGTTCGTTGAGTGTATCAGTAGTATAATGAAACTTAGAATTTTTTTCTTGAATATGTTTATGTGCAACATGAGAAAGTTTTGCTACATCTTGTTTTTCTATAAAATTATCAACAATCCAATGTTTCCACGGAAATGTCTGTTCAAAAATTTTCATTTTCTTTTACCTTGATGGAAAATATCTCCTTCGTTTACAACTCTAAATGTCATGCCTTTTTGTTTACAATATGCTCTAGCTGCTGTCCATTTAGCTTGATTTACAACGTAATGTGCTTTATTTGCTCTGCTGTTTCCTAGTTGATTTTTAAAAGTATGATTTGCTGGTTTTACTTCGATTAGTTCAACATGTTGGTTTCCAGTTTTATCATTATAAACAATAAAAAAATCAGGAACATATATTGTATATTTTCCTGTGAAAGGATTTCTATATGGTATGCGTATTGCTTCACTTGCCCATTTTGTAATATTATCATTTTGATCGCACATACGCATGAATGCAAATTCCCAACTACTGCGATACGTTGGAGTTCGTCCGCCAATATACTTGTCAGGGTTTTTGAGAGTAAATTTGCCTTGGGCAAAACGTCCCATTACAATCTCACATTTCTGTTTTCGGTAGTTTCTATATTGTAATTGTTTTTATAGCCTAAGGCACTGATTCGACTTCTATTATTGTTTAAAATTGCACTAACCAATCTACTAATTTGTACTTCGTCTAAACCTTCTAGTGTATCTATTAAATCAAATACTTTCTTATTTTCCGCTTTTGCTTGTTGCAAAATTACAGTTGCAACTGAAATTGCTGCATCTTTTGTAAATTTTCTTTTTGTAAAAAACCCAACAACAGTATCAACTTCATTACTTGTCAAGCTAATTTGTTTTGTAAAATATCTGTCAAACAGTTGTCTTACTTCTTTGCCGCTGTCTTGTTTTTGTGCTTTTTCTTCTTCTGCATAACTGCTCATTACAAGATTCCTATCTCATTCAAACGTGCAACAAAACCTTCTGTGCTTGATTCTGTTACTGCTGCTTGTTCAATTTGTGATTTTACATTAGGCGATAGCGTGTCATAAAATTGTTTTGATTCTTGTATATTTCTACCTGTATAAGTTGATAGTTGAGTTGTGGTACGGCCTTTTGCAAAATCTGCTAATCGTTGTTGATTACTACTTACTTCTCTGTTAAACTGTTGATTACTTATGTTAGAACTTACAAAAGTACTAACTGGCTGTGCATTTGTAAAATTGTTTTCATTAGATCTACTAGGAAAAAAGTTAGTAGTATTATTTGGAGATAATATTATTTGTCCAAGAGGTTGATTATTTGTAGGAAGTTGCGATTCACGTTGTTGTGAATTAAAGTCAGTAAGCGTTATTAGATTTGATAACAAATCTGTAAATACTTCTCCCCAGAATGTATTATCATTTGTGTCTTTTGCAATAGTGCTAGTGCTTACACTTTCGTAAGGACTAGGCATAGTATCGTAATGACTTATATCGCCAAAACTTTGTATTTTTTCTGGACTTGTAATTTCTCTATCATATAAAACACTTTCATATGCAATACGCATTGAATTACGCATTACACCAGATGCATCTGCTTGATCAACTCTATCATGTTGCCACTCTGTAATAATTGGGTTTACTAATGTAAAACTTGTAAATGTACTTTCTTTATTTTGTGGATGCAACTGATGAATTGTGATACTGTTAAAGAACGGAATATCTGTAGGACGTCTTCTGTTAAATCCGTGTCTATAAGTATTTGCAACATCTGTATCATATAATTTTGTTTGGTATGCTCTAGGTCTGCTGCTTTGATCTGTGTAGTTGCCATCTTGATAATAATATCTATAATACGCTTCCCACAATAAACTTGTAAGTCCTGCATTGTCGTCGTGAAAGTCAATACCTACCTCGTTGTATGTGATTTGTGTTTGTACTACTTTTTTTCTGTTGTATTGATTTAATGTTTCTGTTTGAATACTGTATCTTGGTAAATCAGCTGCATTTGCCAATAAATTAAATTCACGTTTATTCAAAAGACTGAATACACTATTTCCTAAAACACTAAGTGCAGTTGTGTTTACATCAATTACAACATGATATAGGAATTTAGTTTTTGGTGCTAACCTAAAATTATTGCGTCTATATAAAGCAGATGCATGAGCAAAATCTCCCATTATGCCCTTGCCGCTATCTAAACTACTAAAGTTATCATAAAAACTATTACTTGCCATATAGTATTTATCTTTAATTATATGTGCGTATATAAAGAAAAAAGGAGCCCTACGACTCCTTTTTATGATGCAATCTCATTTAAGTATTAAAGAGCTGCGCCGCCTGTAGCACCTGTGCCTGTTTCACTGTTTCTATCTTGGAAGTTATTAGGTGTACCTACGCCGACATTCAATTGTACAGCATTATCATATGTAATACTCAACGCAACTGTCATTGCATCATTTGTGCCATATGCCATGCTGCCATAATCAACGCTATTTAAATAGCACCCATATAATTCCCAGGTTTCTAGTACTTGTGGAGTATTTGCTCCATTACCACCGTCTAAGACTTCAATACGTTGTGTAAACTTATAGTCTTGGCCAGTAGCAGCACTCGCTTGTTCAAAAAAGTCAAATTGTTTCTGTAGTTGTTCGCCAACTAATTTTTGTACGTTACCATTGATATCATCACGTAAATTTACAGTAACAGGCTGCCATGTGTGTTTACCTGCCATCATAATTTTACTGTTGTAAACATCTAATTGGATTGGATCAAATTGGATATTTGGTCTAGTCGCATCGATAACTTGTTTTGTTAGTTCTGTTGTGTTTCCTGTAATACCAAAGTTTTCAAGTGTCACTCTAAAGCGATACTGTAATTTTGGCATAAGCAAACCTTGACTACTACTAGTAGTATCGTTTGCTAATGGAACTGTTAAATTCAATAGAGTTGAGATTGCCATCTAATTGTTTCTCCTTATACACAAGTATTTATCATTTGTAGGGGGTTTTATTTTTACCCCCTACTTTATGATATTAAAGACCTGCGATCTCTCCTGTGTTTTTGATACGTAGCGGAATGTAAATAAATTCTACTGCTTTTACTGGTTCAATAGCAATATCTACATACAGCTCATTTCTGTCAATTCTTGCAGGAGTGTTGTTTGTTTCATCACATACAACTAAGAAGTCAAACAATGCTCTTAGTCCTACAAGTTCAACTAGCAAACTTTCTACTTGTTGTTTGATTTCATCACGTGTGATTTTATCATTTGGTTCAAACAAATATGGTTTTGCTAATGTGTTTAACTGACTACGTAAGAAAACAACAAGTCTTGCAACATTGATTCTATCCAATGCACTTGCATTTCTTGCACGAGTTTTCTGTCCAAATACAACTAACCCTGCTCCTGTTAGGAATGTAATTGGGTTGACGTTGTTTGAGTACAGTGTATCTCTTACACCTTCGTTCAATGCAGTTGCAACAAATTCACCTTCTCCGTTGATATAACCTGTTGAAGTTGCGTTTGTTACGCCACCACGTCTTGTACCTGCTGGTGCAAACCATGGATATGCAACTTGGTCGTTCAATGCAAATGTGCGTAGTACCATGTGCGATGCTGGAACAACAATGTTGTTACCTGCGTTATCACTTGTAAATCCACTTGGATAGTAAACGCCTAGATATTCATCTCTGCTTACTAAGCCATTATCGTTATCTTCAACAACTGTGTTTACATTGGTTGCCCATTCGTTTAAGCTAGTTGCGTCTGATGCTAAACGCATTGGCGAATCACCAATAACAAATGCTGTTAAACCTCTGTCATAGTTTAGTGTAATCATTTCACCAATTAGTTCTGGATAACCTGGAGTTGCAATCAAGTTAAAAATACGTGATTCGTCATCGCGGATATCTTGATTTTCGTTTAACAATGCTTGTAGTTTTTGTACTACTACTTTACGCTGTGCCTTACGTCCAAAGCTACCTGAACCATCAACTTCGTTAGCAGATTCAGTTACCCAACGGTGTGGATAATAAGCTGCCATTGAGTTACCGTCATCGCTTCCTCTGCCGTTTTCAGCAGCTAAATCAATGTAGTTACGCTCAAAACGTTTTACGTTGAATCCGCTTCTACGTAGGTTCCATAGCAACATGCCTTTTGGATACAGTGCTGGATCTGGAGCATCTGGATCTAAATAATCACTTACTAACAGATCTGCAATATCTCCTGCTGTTCCGCTGTTTGCACCTGCTGTGTTGTAACGTGCATCTGCAAAAATAACACCATTTTCAGTAGTTTGATCTGTTTTATCAATTTCTACCCAAGCACTTAGTGTAGCGTTATACTTGTGAATTGTTGGGAAGTTTTCTAAATCTGCTGTGCTTACCCAAATATCACCAGTTACCAATGCTGCGCCGCCTGATTGTGTTTCTGGTTCACTTGCGCTAACAATAGGACCTTCAGGATCTGTATCTGGATATTCATTTGCATATCCTTTCCATTCATCACCATCGTGTACCATGATATCAATTTCATCAATCACACTGCTGTACCACAATGCACCGTCTGCTGCTAGTGCAGTAGGTGCTTCGTCGCCTGCTGTATATGTAAGTTCTTTCCAAAGACTTGCTACGTAGCTGTTTGCAGCACCAGTTGGATCATCATACAAGTTTGCAGTACCTGAAGAATCTGTATAATCCCACGCCGGGAAAGCTGAAACAAATCTTGTGTTTGTGTCAACAATTCTAATTTCACCGCCTGTTGCATGTGTAACAACAACTTTGTTACCAGCAATTACACTTGCACTTACATTTGCTAAACCTGCTGCGTTGATTGCGCCTGCTAAGTCGTCTGCATCAGTAGTTGCACCTGTAGCAGTAAATGCAACAGTAACAGGTGTACTCATTGCTGCACTGCCTTTTGTGCTTTCGCTCATTGTAAAACTACCGTCGCCTGCAACAAATGTGCTTGCTGTGATAGCTGCACTTGTAATTGTTGTCGCGCCTGCTGCATTACGCTTGAATATTGTAAAATCTGCCAAGTTAGTTGCTGCTTCGGTTGTATTTGTTTGAACATAAAGATCTGTAGTTGCAAGATTTGCGCCTGCGCCTGACAAGTCCATGTTGTAAATTGCAGCATGATTTGATGCATAAATTGGAGCACTTGAAGTGTCCCACAATTCAGTATCTGCATTCCAAACTTTTACGCTCCAGTTAGCACCTGCATTTGGTGTCGTTGTTTTGACCCAAATACTACCGCTTGGACGATTTTCGTCTGCTGTTTTAAATGCTGGTACACTTGTATGTGGA